GCTTTACGAGCGACTGACTGCAATAGTCCTTGCCGTCTCTTCATTTTAATCTCTTCAATTGCTTTCGTGTAATCCATAACGAGAGCAAAAGTAAAGTAAACTTTCTAAATGTGCAAGTATTTTTTTCTTTTTGTGAATTAACTTTTCACTTCCACCGCAAAAATCAAGTCACCAAGACGAGCATTCAACTCGTTGACTAACTCCATTTGTAAGGATTCGGTGAACGCATCCGATAAGAAGTTGGTTGCTTTTGTTCCCCTTCGGTGAATCTTCCTTGCGATGGCTTTGGCAAGTGACTCATACGACATATTTGGATTTGTTGGCTTGATTCCTTTGTAAGCGATCCATTCTTGGATGGACTGCCACAGGTACGGAGTGCCTTCAATGTGACCATTCCTCGTTGGCTTCCTTCCGTATTCCACAAACTCCCAATAATCCTCCGCAAGAAGGATTGTGTTGATGGATGTGGGTGACTTGATAATCTCTCCCGGCACGAAGGATTGCTTCAAAGCGGACGAAGCGTTTATCTTTTTCTCGTCCATTGAACGAGCGATTTCAGGATAAACCCTTTGATTCCACCAATTCTCAATGATTTGATTTAACAAGTCATCGTTTCCACCTTCACCAAGAAAGGTGTCAAGTGCATCGCCTAATTTGCTTAAATCTATTTCAGCCACGATAGAAGCGTTAAAACTGATAAACCTATACTGATGTTCTTGAATAGCGACAAAGTGCGTGATATGGCTTTATTTTCACTCACAAGGGTATTGTTCTTCTCTCGCAGATATGCGTTGTTGATTCGCACCTTGACAATGATGCTATCTTGTTCGGCAATTATGATGGAATCCGATGTCACAATCTTACGAAGAAGCGTGACTTGTTCTCTTGCAATCGCTCCTTTGACCAAATAATGGTTTGCTTGTTTGATGGTATTTGTATCAACAAGGACTTGTCCATAACTGGTCAACGGAAGGAGCAGAAGCAACAAGAATCTCATCTTACAAAGTAGCGTTTTTCTTCGTTTGTTTTTCCTTCTCTGCGATGAGCTTGTCAAGATACCACTTTGCCTTGTATAAATCCTCAAGTCCGTTCTTGTCCTCGCATCTCCAAAGGTACTTAATTACATTTGCGGTGCAGACGGCAATGAGTCCCTTCTTCCTGATGGTTGCTGACTCAATCGCATCAATACACTCTATGTCTCCCTGTTTGTAGTGGGTTGGGTTAATTGCATCCATTTTCTCACAAAGGTATAATAACTCTCTTCAATCACAATGATGTGTCCTCCTGTCATAAATAGTTGCGTATTCTCAAAGAACGCACAAGCAGCGACAATGTGTTGCTCATTTACAAATCCATCTTCCAAGATTTGCACAATCTCCGGTTCAATCCCAACGGATTCAAGCCACGAGTCATTCTTTTGTTCCAGTATGATTTGCACTTTCATCATAATGTCTTGTGCGTATAGGCGTGAATCTTGCGTGTTGTTGACTTGTCTCGGAATGGTTTGAGAATTAACCAGCGACCGCCAATTGGTTTTGGACTTGCACCTCTTTCAATGTGCCATCCCTTTGATCCGTCTCCGTATTCTTCCTTGTATGCACTTGTCCTAATCATCAAGATGTCTCTCAACATCACCGTGTCGTGTTGTGTCAACTGCTCAACGGTGTAGGTCATCTCATAGTCCTCGTGAACATGCCCCATCCAAATTGCATCTGCACCTTCTACATTGACGCTCATTCGGTTGTGCTGGATAGTTCCACGAGTTACTGCACCACCACCACCAAATCCGTGCATATACTTAATCTTGAAAGATTGTGTCGTATTGCCATCGTTGAACTGGATGCGAATCCATCCACCATATCCTCCCACCTGAATGTCCGAACCTGTCTTGTAATTCAACAAAGTAACAAAGCGTTCAATGATGTCCGTCTCTTGGCGTTTTAAGATGGCGGTCTCGTGATTGCCATAAGCAACCAACTTGATGAGATGTGCGTAAGGTGTAAACCAATCAACTGCGGTGTTGATAATGGCATCAAAGTAGTTTGCGGAATTGTGTTCAGGACGGATGTCGCTCTTGGATTTGCGTGGATCATACGCACCCTGCATCAAGCAAAACAAATCTCCGTTGATAAGTATGTCGTGATTCCCTTTGAGTGCTTCGTCAAGATGCTTCTTCAACAACTCCCTGTCACACTTGGGATTGTCCCAATGTAAATCCGAAATAAGAAGGACTTTCGTTTCCTCCCACCCCTTTTCAATTCGCACTACATTATTTTTCTTCATATGGTGTCCAAGTGGATGTGTAATCCTATCGCCTTTTTCAAGCCCTCTGCTGAAGGTTTGAAGGTGTCAAGGTAGATTGTATCAAATGAGTTGATTCGTTTGATGAGCGTGTCCCTTACAAGTTTCTCTCTCTGCACGATTCTCTCGTGCATCTCCACTTGTATTGGTCTTTGAATGCGAATCGGCTTCTCCAAATTAAGGAAAGCCAAAAACACGCTAAACAGGAACAACGCAAGTATTAAATAAATAAGGAGTGTTGACTTGGAAGTTGATTGCATATCCTGAAAGAATGTCGGTTTTGGCATCGTAAAAAGGTGAAGCGTTGGAAGTAACTACCAATTCAAAGTCCTCGTCATCTTGGGTGTTGTTATCAATCAATGCAAATACATCAGCAATGATTTGTGCGGTGTCCGAAAGAACCTCAATGACATTGCTCTCACTCTCAAACACACGATCCATCACCAGCAAAGCAAAGTTGTATGTCATCAAGTTTCCAGTTGTGGAAAGATTAAACCCATCAGGATACAACCAAACAAGCGGATAGTATTCAACATTCTCAACCGTTAAATTGGATTGCTGACCGACTCCAAACTTGCCTACCATCTTATGGCTTTCGGCTGCGGTTTGAATCTTTTTGATTATTTGGTTTAATGTCATTCTTTAGGAATTTAAGAAGCTTTGCCTCGTTGTTTTTCTGCCACTTATTTGTCCTCGTTGGGGAAGTCATAATTCCAATAACAATCTTGTGAAGTTGGAAGATAGATGCCACCCACAAAAGCGGTGTTCTTTGGACGGATGGTGTCAATTGTATTGCCGGGATTCAAGAATAACGGATAGTCATTTGGGTTTGTACGCAAGTAATCACGCAAACGATTCGCATAATACTCCGCTTTATCACGGTATCTGCCTTCAATCATTGTCATCTCTTCCACGGATACGGCACGAGCGTTGTCACTCTCTCTTGATGCAACAGATTTGTTCATCAGTTTGAAAGTCATTGGAAGCATTGCTTCGGTCAATGTGTAGTATTTCAAACAAGGTGCGATGTACGAATCCAAAAGGGTGACATTCAAGGCAGTCAAAGTGTTTGCATACGCTTGTGTCTGCAATTCATTGTATATGCCCGAACCGATGACATCCCGAATATAAATCTCTTGAGCTTCTTTGATTGCTGACTTGAGCAATTTGTCGTCAACATTCTCATTCAAAGGAGTGTTGTCCTTGAGATAGGTTGTGCTTATGAAATATACAAAGTTGGTCATCGTTTAATTCTCCTCAATAATTTTTGAACCCAAATGTGTCTGCATTGTGGTGTGTTGACATCAAGTGTTGGATTGTGATACCAACCACCTCTGCGTTTCCACACATCATATCCCAACTCCGATGACATCATATTGATGTCCTCACGAGAATACACACGACCACTATTGACAACATCCGTGCAGAACTTACGAGATGTATCAATCAAAAGTCCTCCGCTGATTCCCGGTGCAAGTCCGTATTGATAGCGAACCACCAATTCAGTTTGAAGATTTTTGATTTCTTCCAATCCTTTTGGGGTTGTTTCCAATCCGTCCTCGTATGACTTAACCAATTCCGCTTTGGCAAGTTTGGCAATCGCATCGGCAACAACCCTTGCGTCAAGTTTGGTGATGTTTACAATGTCTCCAACCTGTAACCCTTTGTTCTCTTTCAACACATTCAAGATGGCAGATTCAATCGCATCGGCAAACTCAAACTTCGCCTCCTCAAACTCTTCGGCTTTCTCTCCGTACTTATTGAATACAACAAGGTCACGCTCATCATCCCAACCGAATGGGTTTTGTTTTGACAAGGCAACTGGTGCTGCTGATGGCAATGAATCTCCTCCAGCGATAGGCGGAAGGTTTGCCAATTGTCTCTTCTCGTTGATTGTCATATTTGACAATACATTGTTTGCAACCAAAGGACTCAAAGCATTGATGGCATCGTTCAAAGAAGATTGCTGAACATCGGTAATCAATGGAAGCCCAAGTTCTTTCCGTGCTTCTTCGTTTGTAATTACACCAGCGGTGAACAATGACTGATAGTCCAATCCGATTGGTGGCTTGTTGATGGTCTCTAATCTTACCTGTGCAATAGGTTCAAGCAAGTACGAGAACACATCATCAATCTTTTGTTGGCGTGGTTCAATGTAGGCGTGATGAAACATCTCATATGCTTCAATCAATTCCGTTCTGCCACCCAACTGACCTTCTACACGCACCCCAAACAACATTGGAGAGTTGACCTTGTGTGCAACAAATATCTCTTGTTGAACGGTCTTATTCAGCAAATCAAATTGCTTGTCAAAATCCGATGGTTGAAGGTTGGAAATAATTGATTCCTTCTCGGTCGGATCGTTGTATTGGATAATTAAACCACCGGCATTGTCCGTTCCTTGATAGTTCTCCTTGAATCGTCTTGCAGTTGCACGAGCTTCTTCAGGTGTTGGGATTCCCTTGAACAACTGGATGTGAGTTTGTGCCGTGAATCCGTTCTTGATGCTATTCAAGTAGTAATTGGAAATCTCGGTATCAACCTCAATATATTTCAACGCCCCTACATAATCGGGAAGCGGATA